CATTGTTTCTGCTGCTTTAATAACATCTTCTCTACAGTCTTCTAATAATGTTGGTATTTCTTCACACATATGTCTGAATAATTTACAACCCATTTTACTGTGTAATGATTCATCTCTTACTGACCATTTCATTTGTTGCCCAATACCCTTGAGTAAATTACGTAATTGGAAGCTATAAAGAACAGCAAAAGCAGAATACAAACTAACTCCTTCTGCGAATGCACTAAATATTGCCAATGATTTACCAATACCGATGGGATCGTTACCATCGTAAGCAACGAGATTATCAAATCTATCTGCCGTTGCTGGTTCATGTAAAAATGCTTCAAAGTTTTCAAGTCCTAATGTTTCGTTTAAATAACTATATGCTACAGCATGTATTGTTTCCTGAGAACCAAACATCATAGCCATTTGTTGTATTTCGTGTTTTGGAAACCACGATACAACTTTTTGTGTCCAATAATCAGATACAGCACATTCTGTTTGAGCAAAGCCTAATAATATATTACCTACTAAATTTTTTTCTTCTTTAGTAAGTTTTTCATTCCAGTCTTTAACATCGCCTGACATTGGTATTTCAGTATGCAGCCAAAAAGCCTGCGCTTGTTTTAGCCAACCTTCTGTATAATATTCTGGGTATTCAAATGGTTTGTATGGTATTCTTTCTTTAAATAAGCTCATGCTATCTTTCTATTTCTAAACAAAAATCTATAAATGGTAAATATACTACATGCTGAACATAATCCTGCTCAACATAACTTCTAGCGCCTATTAAAACGCCTGGATAAAGTCCTATACTAAGTTCCCAGTTTTTCATTTTCCTTGGCCTTTGTATTTTTTAATATAATTTTTTGATGATTTAAGGTTTGATGTTTTACTTTTTGCATGAATTCCAGGCCTTTTTATTTTAGTTTTTGTTTTGTAATTGTTTATTATTAATTTAGCCATAACAATTTATATTATATTTTTCTTGTATTTCAACTAATTCATTATATTTTAATAATCCCCTGTTGCTTATAGACCACTTAATCCATTTTTCAATCTGGCGCTCTGCGTATTTTAGCCTTGCTATTTTTTTCGCCTGTTCTTGATTATCTCTATAACCCTGTCGCATTCTTTTTGATTTTGTGGTTTAAATAAAGTATATCCTGGAAATTGCTCTGTAACTAATTTTTTAAATAGCTTCCATCTAATGGGAAATGATTCATTAGGTCTTCCTTTGGTTTCTATTATAAAATCATCACCTATAAAATCCGGTGTATATTTAATTGGTAATATTCTTTTGTTTCCTCTATTAACAAATTCTCCTTTAGAATTAGCTTGTCTTTCGTATACTTCGTTTTCAAAATGAAAACCATTTATTAATACAAAAGTTTCACCTTCATATTTAGCTTTTATTTTGGCTTTTTTTAAAGCCATATACATATAGCGCTCTAATCCTGAAGCAAAATTATGCCCGTCGTAATTTATTCTTTTTGCTACAACGGGCCCTCTTTTTTTAGCTCTTCTTCGCATCTCTTATATAACATTCTTCTATCTCATCTCTTAATACCATACGGGCTTTTTCAATATAATTTACAGCATCCATTAATTCTTCTTGTAAATGCTGCAACCATGCATCAAGAGGTTGATTATCGTCAGCTAAAGTAATACCATACTTTTTAAAGCCAACATCAGATCGTGATTGAATTTTATTAATAACTTGTTTAATTACTTGGTCTCGCATTATAATGTTGTTTTTACAAATGTACCATTTACCATTTTGCCAGTTCTATTAGATATTTCATCATAAGCAGACTGAATACAAGTTTCAACATCGGTACCGACAAGTTCTGCGAGATTAGTAAGCACAACAATACTATCACCAATAGCGTCAATAATACCAGATTTATCGTTTTTAAGTAATGCCTGGGAGAGTTCTCCTGATTCTTCATATAATTTAATTAATTGAGTTTTAGGATCCCCTTTATCATAGATACCACGCTCGCGTGCCCAGTCTCTAATGAGTCCAAATATGTTTTCTTTCTTATATGCTGGCTTTGCCAAAAAAGCCTCATAAAAGGCTTTATTATAAATAAAAGAACGTTCATCATTATACATTGACGGTTTAGCATTTGCAATAATCCAATTTATAGATTCTTCTGTTATTTCAAACTCACCTAAATGCGTAGTCCATTTTAAACCTTTATTATCAAACAGCATATTTTCTAATTCATTTTTTGAACATGGAAATGTTGATGTTTGTTCTGTAGCGTTTATTTTCATATTTGATTTGAATAAATTTTTATATAATTTACGGTCAATTTTATAGCCATAAGACTTTTGAAGTTCTATTTCCTTCAATGATATATAATTAATATCATCAGAAGAATCAAGAACTTCATATTCATCAGGCTTATAGCCCTGCATCAGCGTAACTCTATTATTTAAATTACGTGTAACCCCAATTTTTTTACCTGGAATATGATAAATATAATACATATTATTTATATAATTTATCGTATTTTGCTACAACATATATCGATTCTTTGTTCTCAGCAATACCAAATCCAATTCTTGACGCTTCAGAGTATAAAGCTTGATTATATGTTGAGTAATCTCCTTGAATATCTATAAGCCAATTAATAGATGCTTCTAAAAAAGCGTCTTTTCCACGCTTAAGGTAGTACAATCTGCTCATAGAAAAAATGTTTTCACCATAATTATCAATACTTGTTGAAAAATTATCTGTTGCTGCAATTTCTTCAGCCCATAATTGTGCTTCATATGCTAAATTGCTATCATATGAAAGCGGCGCAAGATCATAATAATTACGTACTTGATTGTGAAAATCTAAAGCAGCATTATATTGTCCTGAGGCTGCAACGGTAAATAGTAAACTAAAAATTAAATTTTTCATATATTTTTTTTTGATTTTATTAATTATTTCATTACTTTCTTTTGATAAAAATTTTCCCATATAATTATTTTTTTGTATCCAATTATTTTCATACTGCGAGTTCTGCTTTGATTCTTCCATGAGATTTATAATTATTTAATTTAAACATACTTTTTGAAGGTATTAAAATAAAATTATTAGCTCCTTCCTTAACGTCTAACCCAAAACTTATATTTAATGTAGGCAATTCATAAGGTTTTCTAGAAATTTGTAAAGTAGCTTGTTCTAAATGGTTATTGTATAGATGACAATCGCCTAATTGGGCTATAAGTTGTCCGGGTTTATATCCATTACCTTTAGCTAACATTTCTAATAAAATACCATACATTGCTATATCATATGGCAAACCCAAAAACACATCAACTGATCTTTGTTGCCACATTAAATCCATTTTGCCATCATTTATATAAACTTGAAAACCGTAGTGGCAAGGAGGTAATGACATATCATCGAGATCAGCAGCGTTCCAAGCATTAACAATAAGTCTTCTAGAAGATGGATCTTTTTTGATGGCCAATAATAAATTAAGCAACTGATCAACCCCATTGAAATTTCTCCATTGATAACCATATACCTTGCCAAGAGTTCCATCTGTCCTACCGGATGCTTCATAGTTGGGAGTCCAATAATTAACCCCGTTGTCAATAAGGTATTTAATATCAGTCCTACCCTGCAATATCCATAAAATTTCCGTAAGAGCATTTTCAAAATTTATTTTTTTAGTTGTTAATAATGGGAAACCTAAAGCCATATCATGTTTTATTGTTCTACCAAAAACAGACTTTGTTCCTACACCTGTTCTATCAGGCTTATCTTTACCGCCGTAAAGTATACCAGCCATTAAACTTAAATATTCACTTTCTATATTTATCATAATAATATTTACAAAATTTATAATATTCTGGCCATATTGTATTTTTGTCATATATATTTGGAGATATATTTGGTTTTTCCCCACGTTTATATGGGCCTATATTTATACCTATACGCCAATGATCTGGATCATTATATATTCCTAAAGGCGAAATTCTTATATTATTCCTAACACAAAAATCTCTAGCTTTAACTTCTTCCTCATCAGCATGATAATATGGCATCCAATTTGGTTTTTTTGCAGGCATTATTCCCAAGGCATTTTTTCAGATTCAATATTAATTGGTTCATGAGGAATAAAGCAACCTGATTTAGGTTCCCATTTAAAATGAGCTTCAGCACCATTTTCGCCTAAGTTTTGAAATTTGACTTTAAGCACTTTGGCTTTAACAGTTTTATTATCATAGTCCCTGTGAACCAATAAACCGTGATAAGAAGCATCATACCATTCACCACCTCCTTTAATATTGTACATAGTCGGTTCTTCAATTTTACCATTTCCATCTTTATACATTTTAGTTGGGTGAGCAACAACAATAACTAATACATCATATTTTTTAGCAAAAATTTCAATTTTAGTAAGGTATTCCATTGTATACCTGTTTACATCCTCTGTTTTTGCATCAACGTCTCTTATCTTATTAAATGGATCAATAACTAAACATTTAATACCTTTTCTTTTTACAAGCTCAGCTCCTTTGCGTAAAACAGATTCCAATGTATATCTATCCATATCAATAAAAAAGAAATTATCATTAACATGGTCAGCCACTTGATTCCATTTTTCAGAACCTATTTCTTCTTTCCTTGGCATATCTTGCCAAACTTTACGCATCAACTTATGAGCATGAAGATAAGTTGGCGCATTTTCCGGTGAAGCAAAAGCTGTTTTCCAGCCGTAATTTCCATTGTATCCAACGACCATTTGGTCGACAAAATCACTTTTGCCAGAGGATGGAATGCCAGTGACCGTAATAAATTGACCCGTGTAAGTTGAAAATATATCATCAAAATTTTGAAT